AAGATAAAAGATAGATGGATAAGTATTTACAGAAATCTACTGGTCGGATAGTGTTTTGTTTTATTGTTTCTTTGTTATACTTTATTAGGTTATAGTGATTAAAACATTTACCTTAGTACTGTTAGGTTTATAATGATAGAAATTCATACACAGTATTGTGAGGTATGTTTGCAACCACATTGGTTAGAGCATAGTTTGATCTGTGCTAATTGTTTAGAGAAAGAAGAAGAATGAAACTAGAAGTATTAAGAATAAGTAGTCAAGAAGATAGTACATCAGGAATATTGTTTGATGTATCCAATAGTAAGAGAAAGTTCCTTTGCTATACATTAGAAGATGAGCAGAGAGATACTAAAGTGATGCACGAAACAAGGATTCCAGCAGGTACATATAAGTTAGAACTTCGTACTGAAGGTGGTTTTCACAACAAGTATGATAAGAAGTACGGCTTCCACGAGGGAATGATCTGGGTTAAAGATGTACCAGGATTTGAATATATCCTGTGGCATACAGGTAATACAGATGAACATACATCTGGCTGTCTTATTGTTGGACAATCACAAGAGAGTAACCTTGTTAAGAGAGATGGGTTTATAGGTTCTTCGGTTAATGCTTATAAATTTATCTATCCTTATGTGGTTTCAGCTATAAAAACTGGGGGTGCTGAAGTAACATATGTAGATTTTGATGGGGAATTAAAAAAACCTAGTAAAATTAACAAGAGTAAGAGAATTGACAGAGGTTGGGGATCTTACTCAAGGTTTAAGTAATGTTTGAAAAGTATAAAAGAAGCAGAAATTCTGATGGTACATTTAAGAACGATATTAAATGGACACCTTGGAATGATGCGTGGGAGTATAAAATGAGTGATGATCTCAAGGATATGATTGAAAGAACTGCGTGGACATTTATTGAAGCATTTATAGGTGCTTTAACAGTTGCTCCATTAGTAGGTGTAGATGCTGGAACTTTACAGTTAGCTGCACTTGCAGGTGGTGGTGCTGCACTAGCAGTTGTCAAGACATATGCTAAAAAACAAATAACTAAGTAACATAAACTGTCATATTATGCGACTATACTGTTGTTAAACAGGAAGGCTGCAAATGACAGATGAAACAAAAGACTTAGGTAATAACTATTATAAGTCAGGTTGGCAACCATCAGTTGAGTTTGATGAACAAGCTGGTGTTGGCGAGATAACTTATGTAGGAACAGATCCAAATTACAAGAATAAGTATGACCAGATCTTAAAAGAGTGGGGTTTCAACCCCAAATACTACGAAATAGAAGGCAAAGTTAAGGCTAGTTCTTGGAACGCACAGTTAAAAGGTGGGGAAGTAACCACCTTTTATGCGTTTAAGGGGGTAGTTAGAGCCAAGAATCCAGCAAGAGATAAGTTCTTTGCTAAGTTAGAGAAAGAAATAGGTAAGAAACCTGTACTAAAACAGAAAAAGTATGGGGGAGATACAGCCTTTCTCTTTATGATGAGTGATTGGCAGCTAGGGAAGTCTGATCTAGGGGTTCAGAATACTGTTAATCGCTATGAGGAAGCTCTTATAGAGGGTGTAAATAGAATCAAGGCACTCCGTAAGGGTGGAACTAATGTAAAAGAAATATACATACTTGGTATGGGGGATTTAACAGAGAACTGTTTTGGTTTCTACGATTCACAAGCATTCAATATAGAACTTTCTCTCACTCAACAGTTTCATTTAGCTAGAAAACTTATAATGAAAACAGTTGATAACTTCCTACCACACGCAGACAAGATTATCTTAGGTGGAGTACCAGGAAATCACGGAGAGTTCCGTTCAGGTAAGGCGAGTGTTACCACAAATAGATTAGATAACTCTGATACTATGCACCTTGAGATATGTGGAGAGATTATGGATAAGAACCCACGATATAAGAAAGTTAATGTGCAGGTTGCAGATGGTTTCCACCAAGTCTTTGATATATTTGGTAAGAAGGTAGCTATAACACACGGACATATGACAACAGGTGGATCTGGTCCTGAAGGTAAGATACTTAAATGGTGGCAAGGACAGATGTTTGGTTGGTTGCCTAGTGGAGAAGCAGAGATACTAATTACAGGACACTACCACCACCCACGACTAATGCAGCAGGGTAAGAGAACTTGGATTCAATGTCCTAGTATTGATGCAAGTGATGACTTTACTGCAAGGACAGGACTATGGAATGAACCTGGTGTACTTACTTTAACTATTGATAAGAATGGTTGGGATAACTTAAAGATCCTCTGACTTATACTCTATCCAAATATTTTGTGTTCTATGAATGTTATGTTTAGCACATACATCATCAATGCTGTGTTGTTTATGTAGCCATAGAGTATCAAAAATCTTTTCAGCTTGTTCAATGTTTTCAGCTTCTATCTGGTATATTGTTCTGCTCTTATCCTTAAACTGATACTGCTTCATCTACTTCCATTTCATCTAAGGTGTACTGCTTATTACATTCCTCGCAGAAGTAATTGTCGTTTATCTTATCCCACATTAACCGACCTTTGCACTCACAATATAACTTGAATACTTTATAAAACATTATTCCTCACTAAACATCATAAATAATTTATACATTATTAAACCTAATAAAACATAGGCAAGTATTAATATTGGTTGGCTCATTCTTCCTCTGAAGGTGGTGTTAATGTCATCTGTACATTAGCAACTAAACCCAACAGTTGAACTGTATTATCTTCTAAAGTTATAGAATTTTCTCTAAACAACACAGTACCATTGTCTGTTTTTCTTTTAAGTAGTTCTGCAATTAAAACTATTTCACTTGCATCAGCTACTGATATATCACTCATACTTTCTCCTCTATCTCTACATCAAATACCATTGTACCTAATTCCTCTGCTCTTTTAATTAATCTTCCAACAAGTTCTACACATTGAGGAACTACTGCGTTACCTAAAGCTGTTAATTTTTCTTTTCTTCCTTCATAGTTTTCCATAGACCTGGGCATACCTATTTCCCACATATCATAATCTTCATCAAAGTAAACTTTAGGATCTTCACTTAATTGTTTTTTAGGATTGTTACCCTCAATAATTCTTTTTATAGAAGGTCTTTCGGAACTCGTTAAAGGTGTACCAAATTTATTTGTGTTACCTGTCCACACATTAACTAAACCTAATCTAGCCATCCATCTGGGAAACCCATAAGCCGTGCTACCCATCCATAGTTCAGCCGTTTCCCTATCAACTCTGGATTCTTCTCTCCCATATCCTGCTCCAATGTTGAGCCGTGCTTCCCTGCTTTTACTGAGGGAGCTTGTTTGTTGATTGGTTTCGTTGCTTGACTTGATCTCGGTGTTGAGTAATGTTCCAACTCCGAAGAATCTTTTTCTAAGGTGTGCTGCACCAACTGTTCTTGCTGATATAATTTGCCATTCAAATCTATAACTCCTGCTCTCGGCAATATCTTTGATAACTCTTTCAAAGGCTTTCCCTTTGTTCGCTGTAAATATTCCTGGCACATTTTCCAAGATGAAGTATCGTGGTCGTAGTACATCAATAAATCTCCATACTTCATCCCATAACCATCTTTCATCTGTTACTCCTTTCCTTGAACCTGCAACAGATACAGGTTGGCAGGGAAATCCTGCCGTTAATATGTCTATCTCTGGTAAATCCAAAGGGTTTATATCTTCTACTTTATTATTTAATACTAAGGTGTTGGGAAAATTCTTTTCTAATACTGAACAACAGTACTCATCCATCTCAATCATCCACTCACAAGAAGTTGATAGTCCAGATCTCTCTAGTCCATACTCCATTCCACCAATACCACTAAATAAACTTCCAACTCTCATTACAGTAACCTCGCATAATGTTCGTGTAGGTATCCTACTTCTTTCATAGTCTTATTGTTGTTATCAAAATCTGTGGTCTTAGGTTGTTCCTTAAACTCCCAACCAAAGTCATAACCAACATTAATTAAATCATTTATATTCCATACCAACATACCTGTTCTGTATTCGGTAAGGTAAAGGAATTGTTTATTCTTTCGTAATGCAATATCTACATTGGCATCAAACTTATGTTTCTCAATAAGCCACTTGTCATACTTTGCTTTTCTGGACTTGATCTCTAGTATATAGTCTTTGTTCTCTGCATCATAGGTGGTGTACTGATACTCACTCTCAACAAACGAATCCATCTGTGGATAATCCCTGTTAATTATCTCTATGATTTCGTGCTGTTTCATTCTTCTTCTAAATACTGATTAGTCATATCTATAATACCCTCAAAACAAGTTACACAAAATCCAACAGGTAGTATCCCAAAATATCCCTGTATATCTCCTGCATCAAGGTCTAACTCTCCACTACAAATGCTACAATGTTCTGGTAGTTTCATTCTTCTTCTACAACCTCTACCTCTATTGGTATGTGTATAGGTGGATCAATAAACTCTATGTCCTTAAACTCTCCTGCATTGGATACAATAATTTTAATTATCATACACCTTCAACACTTCTGTATTCTGAATCGTAGCAATCCCTACATAGTCCATACTCTGACTTATCTTTTTTTACAATTATGCGTATTGATATACCACCACAGTAAACACAAGGTGTGAATGATTTAATATCTCTCATTTGTATTCCTTCCTGTATTAGCTTTTAATTGAGTGCGTTCTTTAGTTTATCTATCACAGCACTCGCACTACCTTTGGTAGCTTCATCACTTGCTAGATAACTCTTGGCTTCGGCTGCAACTTCATCTTGACCTGCATCAATACATTGTGTTATTAATGACTTGATAAAGTTTACTTGTCCTTCACTAATTGGATCTTGTTCCCAATCTCCACTTGGTATGTCTGCCACTTCGTTCTCCTTTTCTTCTACTGTTGTTTCTAATCCTTCTATTATTTGATTAACAACATCAGAATTTCCTTTTCGTTCTTCAAACTCTTTCCTAAATTTAATCACATATTTATCTGCAAAGTCTAGGAAAAGATTTACTTTTTCTTTATCCCATTCTCCTACATTATCAGTAATAGATTTATCCTTTAGCTTACTTCTTTCAAGTGTGTTCTTCCAACAGGCTTCAGCAAACTTCTTATCTTGTTCGCACATATCAAAGACAAGTTTCTTTAGATCAACCTCTGATATTTCAGAAGGGGAGTTCCCATTCTCCTGTGTTACCTGTTTTTTTTTAGG